TTTACAGAAACAACTTTACCGGTACTGGTTGTTTCTGGTCGGCGAATAGCACCGCATTCAGGTGTGTAAACAGCGTACGGACAATCGCCCGCCACCACATGCCGATGGAACTGTTGATCGTACATCCCGCCAAACCCCAAAACTTTAGCGGTTATTTTAGCCCCTTCCGTATCAAGTTCTTCAACGGTGCCTCTAAACAAATGATTCCACGTTAATGACAACCGGTTAACCTCGAAAATATCAACATTCAAATCGCCTATTAACGTCCATGGCATTAATAATAATAACGGGTTGCCAGGAAACGAAAATGACGTTATCTGCGCTTCGTCGCTACCCATGTCTAAACCGGTTCTAATTTCTGCATGGGAAAACGGACCCGGAATATATGTACCTAACCCTGGTATCGAAAGAGTTGATTCAAAACTTGTGTACCCCCACTCGGTGGTCCCTGACGGATTATTATTATAAAAATGGTATACTTGCGCGACATGTTCCTGAAACGATGCGGGTGCCGCTGCGTAATCTTCTGTTTCTTCAATGAATTTTATCGTAGTATCCGCATAACCGTCAGTACGATATGTCCATTGAATTTGCGCTTCCTGAAACCGGCTAAGGATCAAAGCCGATATTTTAGCGGATTTATCAAATGATTGCGTTATTGGAACATTGGTATAAATAAAATCGCCGTATATCGCCGCAATTTTAAATGGGAAAATAGGTTGGGACGTATTATCGTTAAGGCAAAGGAACGGATACCCTGGATGTGTTGTAAACGGAGTGTCTAAATATCGACTAGTCGAATCGACTTTGATATATCGCGGATCAGTGTTTGGAACCGGTGTTATTAAATCAATGTCATTACGGAATGTTGGCATCCATAAAGTAATAGTGCGTCCGCGCCTATCAATAAACAACCATTCGATTTTTGATATGGTGTTTCGATTGCATAATTCAAACGTTAATTCCGTAATTCGCCTAGGAGCTTGTGGATAAGTAAAACTTTCATCTCGTCTAGTAAACCCAATTTGTTCGTAATCGATATCAACTGCCGTTAAATCGGTCTCTGAACTGGAATAGGTTGGATGTATATCCCAAAGACGCGCCGGACCGCTTAACCCTAGATTTCCTTCAACCACCCCTAACGCTAACGGAATCGGGTTAACGTCTATCCCAATTGGCGAATTTTCTATAAATGTAAAGGCGCATTTATTAACCGATTCGGTTAACTTTGTTAAGGTCGGCGGGTTATCAGTAGAAAACCGGCCAAAGATTAACGGCATCAATACCGAACCCGCTGGCCAAGTGAAATTTACCGGAGTTTGGAACGTGATGGTGGTTGGCGCGACCGCTGTTGGCACCACAATTTCTGTTAAATACAGATCGGTACTGATAAAAATCCAGTATGCCCCGTAACGCGCCGGCGGGAAATTACCGTTATAGGTCGCTACCGACGAACCCGCTAACGTTACCGTCGTTAAAACGACTTGATCAACCCATAACGGTAATGCGACCAAGTCATCTTTTAACCGGTTTAATCCTAAACGCACCTCAGTTGATTCTTGTGCGTTGCTGCATAAACATTCCATCTCCACGCTATACCGACCGGTATTAGTAAAAGCACGCCGTGACCCTTTGTTGCTCTGGGCAGCTTGCACCTGGTCCATAATTGACAAGGTGACTTTAATTTCGGTCGCGAAATTAGGTTGCAAAATGAATAACACTACCGGGTACAGACCGATAGAGATCCATTGCATAACCGGGAAAGGCGGGTCCGAAACAACCCTTGGTGGGCCGGTCATTTGTCCAAATGACAAACTATGCACTATTGCCGCGCCACTGATATGCCTGGCGACAACGTTAATGACGGTTAACGCGGCGGTATTACTGGTTGACACCGTACACACGCTCAAGAAATCGTAGCGTGGCGGTGGCGCAACTAACCCGGAATTAATAAAGGTTACCAGACACGAACCGGCCTGACGCTTTATTGCTTTAAGTACCCCGATATTCGATATCGTGATGTAACATGGACCAGAAAATGTTCTAATAGCGGTATTAAAAAGATTCCCGGTATTGGTTGCCTTACCAGTACATGTACCCACTAATTTTTTAGTTGCGATGAGTAACCCGGCATGAACACCAATTGCCGTGCTGGTGCCGCTTAAGGCGCGGGTTTGGGTTACTGTGAACGGGTCCGCAACCACCGTAGGCGACCCGACCACGGTCCATGTCGCGAGCCGTTTATTGTCGAAGTACGGTGTACCGCTCTGCATATACAGCAGAGAAAGAAGGCTAGCCGGTTGCACCGTTACCGGGTCGCGACCGGCCCCGGAATTGTACAAAGCGGTAATATCGGTACCCGAAAGCGCTATTCCCCAGATTGTCGGGTAAGCGATGGTGCCGTTAACCAGGTTAACCGCCGTGGCATTCCCGGCAAAACTGGCGGCAATGGTACTGATATTAATGCCAACCGGCACCTTTGAAACGGTATCGGCGCCTAAAGTCGCTCCGTTAACATAGATGGTGCGCGATGTGCTGGAAGCAAAAACGGCTACGCCATGGGTCCAGACCCCTACGGGCGCAATAGTAGCGGATATCGATGAACTGCTTGATCCTGTCAATTGCGCTTGGGCACGCAATTTGATGGGTGGCCCCGCGGCAATGGTCTGAACAAAACTGCTGTTATCGGTCGAGTTATTGCATAGACCTTGGAGAACGTTATTGGAATTGACTACTGCGATATTGAACCAGCACGATAACGTAAACGGCGGCGCAACAGCGATTGCTGTTGGTAACGTCAGATATTGGCCGGTCCCGCTGAAAGTCAGAGCCATTTTATACTTTAACTAAAAACCTGTTTTTCCGGATGGTGTCCACGATATGATGGTTAAGGTCCGGGTGCGTTATCATGTGTTGGACCATCTCGTCTTTATCCCAGAAATTGTTTACGCTGATGTTGCGCGCCGTGCGCACGGCGTTATTAGGCGTCCCGAATTGACCCACAACGCCGCCAGTAGCGAATGTCATGGCGTTCATGGCGTGAATGGTTTCCGGCCCGTAATATTGGACCGCTTTCGCGGTAACGATGCCTTCGCCACTGGCTACACGCGCCAAATGGTTATCGCGATCACTTGGAGGACCGGGAACAATACCGCCTTGAGCAAATGCCAGTACCGCGGCAAACGCCGCCGCACCGGCAATAGGCGCCAGTATCCAACCGATGTAGGGGATTTGTGCCGCCGACGAATAAGCGCCCGCCGCCGCGGTTCGCGCATCCTCGAATCGGGTGCCTTTATTAACGGTCTGTTGTAATGCCGCACCGATAACCGCTTGTAACGCTACCTTGATCAGGATTTCGATAATCTGTTCACCGGCCTGAATAAACGCTTGAGCCCAATTCTGGGTTCCGGTAATCAAACCGGTTAAGGCGCTAGCGGTAGCGTCAATACCGGTATTAACAATCTGGCCAAAAACTTGGCTGGCTTTTTCGCCGGTTAAAACCAGGGTATCAGAAAATTTCTGCAACCCTTGCGTAAACCCGCCAAAAAAATTCTGGCCGGCGGCAAAGAGCTGGGTGCGCGCTTTTAACAAATCCAGTTTATCAATCGCCGTTTGCAACCGGTTAATCTGGGTTTGTTCTTTATCGTTCAACCCGCCTTGCGCCTGGCCGGTAGCGTCTACCGCCGCTTTCATGGCTACAAGTTTCTCGCGCGATTGATCAATTGCCCCGATAAACACTTGACTAGCTTTAGCGTCTGCTGATTGCATTTGCCCTAGAGACGCTTGACCGAGCTTGTGCGCCACCGTGTTCTCTTCAATCAAGGTGTGGTACGCCGATTCTTTCTCGTTTATTTCCGATTGAATCTTGCTGATTTCCTGTTGGTTCAGGACATCTTGACTAGGCCCCGCAGCGCCACCGCCACCTCCTCCACCTTTGGTCCCGCCTACTAGCGGACTTGTACCGGTGCCGCGCGTGGTTAGATCGCCCACCTCACGTTCAAAATCTAATTGCTTTTGTAGCACCTCGTTAATACTGGACCCGCCGGCTTGTAACCCGGTCGGGAACCCCGGACCCGCACCAACCGCGCGTCCTCCCTGGCTACCTTCCCCTTCACCTAATGGAATCGAACCAGCAAAAGATATTGCTGATTGCAGCGCATTCGCAATAGCTTTGCCGACGTTCTGCATCGCGCTGATAACCGAGCCGGCAACAGCAATAATGCGTTCCAGTTGGGTAACTACATTAGTCGCATCAACCGAATTCATGGCCGCTGACATCGCGTTTAACGCGTTGGTCAACGGTTCAACCAACGGTTTAGCTACTGCTACCGCGAATTGTTCAAAGGCCGCGTTAATCTTTTGTTGCGCCCGGTCAATGGTATCACTCGTTTCAGTATGAGCCGCACCAAAGGACTGAACTTTCTGGGCTAATTCATCAGTAATCGTACCGTTCTCGCGCCAGGCCGTCGCTTGTTCTTTAGTGATCCCAAGGTTTTGAGCCAAGACATTGGAATTGCTTACGGTACCGTTAAAAATGGCTTCCAAATCGCTTACCATCTTGGTTTGCGAAATATGCAAAGCGCCTTGTTGCGCCGTTAGCTGCGCCAGTAAATTGCTTAACCCGGCTATACTGGTATTAGCCCGTGCCGCACTGGGAAAAATAGCGTCAAAAGATTTGGTTAAATCGCTAATCGGGATCTGTGCGGCTTTAGCACTTATAACGATCTGGTCAATGGCTGCAGTCGCAGCACGCCCCGCTTGCCCACCACCAAAATTGGCGCTGTCAGTGGTTAAAACTCCAGACACGCCTTCCCGCAAATTTTGTAACCCTTGTTGCAGTTCGATTCCTTTAGAAATAGCCGCGGCTAACCCTACCCCCATTGCCGCGAATGCCGCCCCGGCTGCTATTGCCCCTAAAGTTACTGCCGAAAGCGCCACACTTAAGCCAGCCACTTCAGTTTTAGCCGCGCTCGCCGCTGTCCCTAGCCCGGTGGTAGCTGCGCTCGCCGTGCGCGCTTGCCCGCCGAAAAGGTTGGTCGCTCGTTCGGCACCGGTTACCGCGCCGGTAAACCCGGTGTATTGCCCGGTTGATTCTGTGACCGTGCCTTTTAACCGGTTTAAATCGTTCTGTAACTGGTTTACCGCTTCCCGGTTGGTAGCGTTAATCCGTAGATTGATTTCGACGTTAGATTGGCTATCCGGCATCGTTATAAATCCCCAGGAATTGCGCGGCCATTTTCTGATAGGCTTGATGCCCTTCTTTACCAACCATTGCCGGCGCGACTCCAGCGGCAATAGCGTGCAGATTATGCAGATGATCTAAGGCAGACAGTTGCATCGCTATGGCGTGATAACGGACGACCCGGCTAACGGGCCATTGGGCGACGGTTGTAACATCTGTGGAGGTAATGATTGCGACCTCGAAACAGACCCGTCCGTAAGTGATTTTAGAATCTCGAGCTTTTCCTTTTGACGTTCGCTGGTCGCCAACATGCGTTTGAGAATCGCCCCGTCTCGATCCGCGTACCGGTTCAATATAGGGTCATTAATTTCAACGCCTATATCTAAGATTCTCTCAACATCGTCATAAGACAGTTTACCGGCCCATTGGTCGTCTTTCCCACAAAAAAGCTCAACGGTCTTTCCTTGATCGCCGTACACCGTGGCGTACCGCTGCAATTCGTAGACGTTGAGCTTTTTAACCCGGACTTCTTCTGGGACGCCATCAACCGTAACGTTGATGGCTCTGTATCCCTGGATATTTTCTAATTCGGTTTTTGCATCTACCATCGATACGGCTTAGCTATTGGGTTGCCGTTTCCGAACCCGTTTGTTGTTTAAAACTCGACCTTGTACAGGTTACCCGCCCCGACCATTGACAACGTGAAATCAGCGCTACAAAAAGCGTCTGCTTTATAATCCGGGTATTTCGCCGGACTCAAAAAACAGTTGCCGGTTATCCGATGATTGAATAACGCGCTAAACGCGTCTGTAAACGTTATCTCGCAATAACCGCTTACATTCAGGTTATTAAATGTATCTGTCTTCCATATTTTCGGGAATGCCGTAGACGATATTAACGGGCTTGAATACGTGATGATTGCGCTTGTTGCGCCCGTAATCAATGTTGACCCGGACAAGAAACGTACTGCACTGGCTTTACTGCCGTTCCCAACCAAATCGTAATCAATGCCTAATACCAACGGTGTCGCTGATACCGTGATTGAGATAATAGTCGGGTTTTCTACCGGTAACCGGATCACGTCATATGCCGCGGCGTTAGTTACCGTGACGGTTGCCGAAGCGTTTAACGGTTGTGTGTACGGCACGCGCGTAGTGCTTCCGTACAAAAACCCCAGATTTTGTACCGGAAACTCGTCGCACGTAACCGTAAACACCGGTTCAACGGTAGTGACAACTTTTTTACCTAACGATAAAAACCCGTTCTCGCTGAAATAAGCCGTGATAGATTTAACGCCGCTGGTCGCCGTTACATTTGTGTTGTTGCCAAACTCAATAAATCTATCGGTTACACCCGCTTTCTGGAACAGGATGATTGCCGACGCATTTAAGAGATTGATTGCGTCACCAAAATTTTGACTCATAAAGTTTTTATTACTAGTTGAGTTTGGAACATAAGAAGGTAAGTGAGCGCCGCCCTTTGATCAGTGTGGCCCCGTACTGATACGCCTAGCAGAGTTATTAATTGATGTTTAAAATCAATGTTGGCGACCACGTTATGCGGTTTCCAATGCAACAACTCTATTATGCGCGATACCAACGTTGCCGCTGGTATCCCGGTACCGCTTGAAGCCTGGTTAATAGCGTAAAATTCCGATACCTGAATCTGGATGCGCACCGTAGCCACCAAAGGCGCCACGGTCGAATCCATCAGTTTAAAATCAGGCGTCATAATTACCGCTACCAACCCCATCTGGCCGATGGCTTGTTGCGTGTAACTGACCACGTCTCCGATAATTTCGGTCACAACCGGAACGGGTTTGCCGTTGGTCGATTGTGTGCCGTTAAATACCGGGTCAACGGTCAGCATTCCCGCGACCTTGGCTTGCAACTGCGATAACGTTCCTGTGATCAATGGTTAAACGAAAAATCAACTACATTAGGGTTGTATCGACCGGACCGCAGATAATCGTCTCGTGTCCCGAACCGGGATTGATCGGACGTAAACCCGATTGTACCCGGCACGCTGACCGCCAGTTTGCCGGTGGCGGCGTCATTCAACAATTTTAACGCATCCGAATAGGCGCGTTCGCGCGGTTCATCAATAAATAACCGGCCTTGCGGCAACGACGTTAAAAATTGGTACCGAACAATGTTGATGGTCGCCAGGTACAATTCTTCCGGAATAGTTTCTTCCGGACCCATGGTCGATCTGTTATCCGGCCACGCCGCTACATGCCCGCGTACCTGTGATACAACTGAATTAGCGATTTCGATTAATCGATCCGGATAATCCGGGTCGCTAGCGCCGGTCCCGAACAGGTCGCGTTCAGGCTGGCTTAACGTGCTTAAAACATCGTCCGGATCGAATAATTCCCACATACCTTCTAAATATCCTTTTTTGGTTACGTCGTTTGTATCCTGGTCACGATGCCCGCGCCCGTGATGGCAAACAGTTGTTGCCAATCCAGGAAATAAACATCGGATCTGATTTTTTCTTCCCGATACTGTCTCATGGCAGTAAACCGGTTTGGTGTCCTGACAAACACTTTCATGAAACTAGGGTCTTGCACCCCAGGTTCATCTTGCCCGTAAAAGACAAACACGTTATTAGCGCTACCACCTTTATCAGTGTACAACGCGCCACCACCAACCCGAATCTCGAGCGGCATGGCAAACAGCGTGCTGACATTGTCCAGGGTCGCTACACCGAGTCGAGTAAACCGAATGCGGTCCAGTACCTTGGTATTATTCTTAAACTGAATCCAAGACGTTAAATCCATGTACAACCTGTTCGGGACAACCCCGGTGGTGTCCGTAGTCAGTTTAACAATGGAATCAATATCCGCGATTGGGTCCGCGGTTGTGCTCCAATTGGTGCCAAGTGTCGGGGTAACCGATACATTGGTTTTCATGAAGGCGAATATCTGTTTAAGATAATTGTTTAGAATGGTCAGCGTTAAATCCCGCGTCTTGATCATCTCAAGCGTGGATTCGCTTTCCGGATTCTGGCGCCGTTCAATATCGTCAATCGTAATTTCCAAACTGTTCTCACCTAGAACACCTTGTGAATCCGTGACGGTATAGGTTAACCGATCTGCACCGCCGCCCATTGAACGCCGGGTATCAATCTCTTTAAACGCGTTGCCGCTCCCGTAATTCTTGTAAAAGAATTTCTCGGTAACCACCACTATCTCAGGTGCTAACCAACCGGCGATATCGTGTTTTTGCGCCCAATCGCCAACGATTCCTTGAGCGTAAGTCAATAATTGTGAAACATCGTAAGGCATAAAATATTGTTCCTTAAGCTAGAATCGCTTCGACATACCCGTTAAACCCTGTCCCAACCGCTTTTGCGCATTGTTGACCGGCGGTACCGGTAACACCGACTACTCCGGAAGCAGAAAAGAACAGGTTGTTACCTGGGATCGGTATAATACCAACACCGCATTTGATCAGTACGGAACAACCTTTGCCCACGTACACATCAACCATTAAAATGTTTAGGTCCGCGTCACCGGTGCAAACACCAAATGCCACGTTTGTTCCTACGCTCCACGGTTCAACAACAGCGGTACCGCTGTTATATTGAACGACCATACCTTGCACGAGTGTGCTAGCTGCCGCTACCGCGAACGGGCGAATCGGCAACTCATTGAATATTCCTCCGAAAGTACTCACAAAGAACCTCCTTGTTCTTTTTGTTGTTTAATTAATTGGTTGCACCAAAATATTCAGGTTGAACACGCGCACAGATTTTCCACGCTGAATCGTAGGTAACCCCGGCGTGTGCCGCCATGTATTCGCGCACAAGCCGGTCGCAATGTTTGCCGGTATCGTTACTGGCCCCGGTGGTATCGTGTACCGGCGCCGGTTTACCGATATCTTTATGACCGGCTTTAACGTCCACCACGGTTTTAAAAGCGGCATTAGGTTGGATTGAATCCAGCAACGCTTTGCCTTTCGCCCCGGCGCTAACCAGAATTTCTTTCCATTGCGCTTTGGCTTCTTCGTTTTTCGGCGCTAATTTCCCGTCGCGAATAGCCGCTTCAATCCATTGGTCCGCTACCGCTGCCGCGGCTTCGATTTTCTGGGTTTTAAGCTCTTCGCGTAACGCTTGGATCGTTTCGTTTGCAGTCGCAAGCTCACTATCATTTTTCTTTGTTTCCGAAGCTTCTACGAGCTTCTTGTTCTCAGCGCGCACGGCTTCTAAATCGAGCTTGAGCGCTTTGACTTCTTCCTCTGTCGTCATGTTGTTTCCTCCTGTTTGCGCTCCTGTCGCGCTTTGTTCTACATCGTCTTTTTCCCAATAAACCATTTGGTCATTGGCGTTAAAATACCCTTCAATGGTGGCAAACGCGCCAATGGGCGCCCGAGCGGCGTGAATAGGTTTAATCTGGCGAAATGCCGGGTTATTAACCAGAGCGCCAATCGACCCGGATTTAGGGATACCGGCTACCGCGCCTTTATCGTCTAAAAGGAATGTGGGCGAAAAATAACCGTAATCCCGACCGCCTACCGCAGTTTTACCGGCTCCGGTCCAATCCAGCTCGAGCATCACGCCCTCGCCTTCTTTCCAGATAAACCGTTTCGGGATAGCCGCTGCAGCGCCCCCGTGATGATCAAAATCGATAAACGGCCGGACGTTTTCCTTGTTTAACGTTTCTAATTCCGCTTGTAACAAGGCGGCGGTTTCTGCTGAAACGTTGACATTGATTTGTTTCGCCTCGCCGTTTACCGAAGGGTTCAAAGTAGACGCGCCCGCCGGGAAATACATGATTTCCGAAGGCAATTCGCCGTGTAAATCCACTAATAATTCTGATTTGATCAAGGTCGGTTTCATGATGTTAAAATTGGGTCGAGCTCGATAGCTATCGCTTTATCGAAAACGGTCTGGATATCTTCCGCGGCCGGCATCGCACCGGGCCACGGTTCTTGGGTAACAGATTGTTTCAGCGCGTAAACAGGCACGATCTCTTGGCCATCCCCTTTATAGGCCAGAACGCTTTTTGTTATAAAGAGTTTGTTGCCACTCGCTGCTTCGTATTCACGCGCTGAAAGTCCTTTAGCTTCCGGTATCAACGGTATGGTTAACGCCCCGGCATTCACCGGTCGGATGGTGCCTCCGGTAATCTTGTGGGCCAGGTGCGGGTGCGTGTTAACGATCTTGACCGTGTTAGCGTCGATTGCTACCGGGTCATGCCAATCTGTTGCCACGTCTTTTTCCCATTGGCCTGAACGCGGCCCGCTCATGTAATGCGACCCGCGCCATTTGCCGTCGAATTCTTCATGATAAAGCTGGATAAACTCTTTTACTTCAGCGCCGGCATGTAAAAGAGGTATCTCCGGTTGTGCCAAAAACCCTTCTAACCGGGTTAACCGGGTTTGAACCACGTCTTCATCAATCGTTATATCGATGGTTACACTCATTGAATTCTTAACGCCACATTCAACAACTCGAATCGTGTTA